TCTGGCTGTGTTAAACTCCGCAAAATTCACTCTGTTGTCATTTAGGCCTTTACCGTATCTGGGATTCCTTAAGTAATCCAACAAGCAATCTGCTGGGTTGTTTGAGTATGTGAAACTGCCAATCTCTGATTCATATGATGAAGTGTTGTTTGATGTGTCCTTAGAAGCATAAGAAGTTAGCACTTTCTTACCCCTAACTATCACTTGTATTGTGGGTATGCCTCCCCAAGGGTTGAATACGGTCTGGTTGCCATCATTGTCAAACTCTGCCTTTACCCATTCAAACCTACAGGCCACATAAGCAACACCTTGTAACCTATGATCATTCCCCCATAAGTTGTGCTCTTTCAATAGACTTGAAGCACCTTGATCTTCTGTGCCTGTGAAAAACTCAAAACTGGCCCTACTGCTACCATTCACATAGAAGCTTGATGTGTTGCCATCAAAGTTTGTCTTGCTCACGGTCCTCACACCGCCACTGGCGAAACTGCTTAAATTCTGTCTCTCATCATTGACATATATGCCCTGAAATGAGTCTATCTCACCTTCGCAAACAGCCAAACACACATATAGATACTTGTTGTCACTGCTACCTGAGCCTACAAATACACGGACACCGCCTATCTTTCTTTCGCCATACACCACTGGTATTCTGGCCACATTGGATTGTTTATTGACCGTGATACCTTGTAAGCTGGCTTCAAAGTTTTCACCACCTGAGAAACTGGGTGTGTCAAAGCTCATACCAAAGAAGCCCAAGAAGCCTGATGCTATGTTAGTGATACCTTTGATTATGCTACGACCAATATCAACTATGCCTTTGATTATCTTTTTTGGTATGTCTATGATTTTTTTTATTGGATTACCACCGCCCATTACAATTCCCTTCTATAATTTACCGTATTTAACTGATAACCCATCCTGTTAAACACACGATTCAAGTATCTTTCTTGTCCTGGCTGTTGCATATAGCTGACCACAACACTACGGGCACCTCTATTCTTGGCCCACATCTCAAATGCTGTTATCAACATCTTACCAAAATTCTTACGACCATATTGTCCATCGTGATTATTCACAAACCAGTGATATATCACCGCCTCTGGCTTATAAGTCATATACAAGTTGCTGAGACCACCTGTTATGTAACCAAAAGGTATGTCAGTTTCATCTACCAACACATAGTTGAATCTATCACCCCTGCCAAGGCTGTCAAATATGAAGCTCTCACAATAGTCAGGTGAGAAACCTTCAGTTGTGTGAAATATCTGCTCATATTCTAACTCCCCCAAGCACACACAATGAGGTATGTCGTGTAGCTCAGCTGGCCTTAGTTGTGTTAAGATCTTGGGCCCCAATGTATGTCTCCTATCATTGCTGAAGCATACTGAAAACCCTTGTCACCACTAAACAACACCGTGCTGTTGTATTTCTTTGTGGCTCGCTGTGATGTTGTGTTGGTTATCCTGCCCTGCTTCTGCTCAAAGTTGGCCCAATGTGTGGCCACACTAACAGAGACCGTTGAGTTGTTTTCTGCCTCGTTAAAATTCCAATTACGGATCAAACCGTCAAATAGTGTGAATGTGCGATTGCTGTCAAATGTGTCACCATCAAAGTATGATCTGTATATCACCACCCGCTTATTCACTATGTTGTAGTTGATAAGGTCATCTACCAAAGTAGTATCAACTCCTGAAAGACTTAGATTGATGGCATTCACCCTTATCTGTGTGGTTTCTGTGGTTGATCCAAATGTCAAAAAATCTCCAACAGCTGAATATGTGTTGGTGCCTGAGTCTGGTGCTGTGGCACTATCATAAGTTATATCCGTGAAGTTGTCCGTGAAATATAATGCCGTGTCCAAATGCACCTCTACCAAATGGCACACCTTTACAGCATCTAATTCTAAACTGCCCGTCTCATCGCCTTTATAAAGGTCATTATTATTAAATCTGGCCATTATATCGCCTCAAAAAATTTAAATTTTAGATCACTGAATAGATCTGGGCCTGTCTCATAGCTAAATTCATTACCATCTAATCTCACCAGCATTTCAAAGTTTGTTTTTGACTCAATGGTATGTGTGTTATCAACCACTGCTACCAAACCTGGCTCAAATGTCAATGTGGTGCCTGAAACATCTGTGACCATATATGCTTTAGAGTGATTTGAAAACTTGATCATATCACCAATACCAAATTCGTTGCTACCTGTGGTTGTGACTGATCTACCTCCCACACTATTACCAGTTGCGATTGATTCTGAGGCTGATTGTGTGCCTGATACCCGCTGTAGATTGTAAGGTGCTATTGTGAATGTGTTGTAAGCACCCCTCTGTTTGATGATGAAGCCATATATGGCCCTCAATTCTGATTCTGTCAATGGTGGTAATTCAATCTGTCCTGACCAAAATTGTCCGCCAAAACTTCTAACCTGTGATCTACCTGATATGCTGGTTGTGACCACGGTTGATTGGTTTGATTGTAAGCCTATGGCTCGTATATCTACACCTGAGGGTAGTATGCTTTCAAAATCTGCTGGCATTATGCTGTCAAACTCCTTCTGCCGCCATCATTTACGGCTTCATTTACTATACTTACTATGGTGTCTCTCTGCTCAGCCAAAGCACCCGTGAAACTCTGGGCATCTATGGCATCTACTCTGAAATTCACCACTACTGATTTGCCTTGTAGCCTATCATTGGGTATTATGCTACCATTCTGGCTTGGACTGAATAACTCTGGTCCTTGCTCACCAACAATGTAGCTCTCACCTTCTCTAACTGGACCACCAAATCTCCTTGGTGTGAATTGCTGTGATCTAATAGCACTAACTTGTGCTAAACCTGAGGCCAACACAGCACCACCAACCAATAAACTGATTGGGAATGGATAATCTCTAAGTGCTCTTGCGACACCACCAAAAGTCTCCATCGTTGCCTGTGCTATCTGGTATGCCTTGTAAGCCTCAAATGCCTTCTTGTTGATTTTGGCCATATTTTCAAGTGCTTCAAGACCTTTCTTCTTAGCAAATTCAGTCTTGTCTCTCTCGTATAATTCTCTGTCTTCTGCTTCTTTACGAGCAGTCTCACTTTTGACACCAGCCGCTTCTAATTCTTCTTGTATAGTGCCTACTCTGTATTGTTTTTCAGCTTCTGCTATGGCTTTGAGTTTCTTTCTCTCTAATGCTTCAGTTAATCTGGCATACTGGACAGCAGTGAGATAACCATCTTGATAGCTCTTTTCAATTATTCTCTGTCTGTTGGCATATTCTAACTCCAATTTACGAGTTGAGTCACCCAATATCTCAGCGAATAGTGTAGCGGCCTCCATTTGTTTGGCCATATCATCTTGGACGGCCTTCTCTATGATGGCCATTCGTTTGTTAATGGCTTCAAATAAGATTCTGGTCTTCTGTTTCTCAATGGCTTTGTATAATTCTCTTCTGTCAATCAGCTTGCCTGCTTCGCTCTTGTCTGAGGCATTGATCACCGCTTCTTGTGAAGACTTAAAGTCTTCAAGTATCTTGAGCTGTTTGTTTTTCTCGTGGTCAATGGCTTCAGTTTCACTCAACAAGCTCTCTTGTAAGCTCTCAAATGCTTTCTTGTTGTTGTCTGCTTTTCTCAACAACTTCTCATTTTCAAGCTGTTTTTCTTTTTCATCTTGGTCAATTTTGGCTTTATTGGCATCAAGCTCTGCCTGTATCTCTAAGGCCAATTCTTGCTGTAGTAATTCTTTTCTTCTCTCTATGATCTTGTTGATCATTTCAAGATCTTGTTTGTTTGCCTTCTTGCTCTGACCAGATCTTTTTGCTATTCTATCTCTGTATTCTGCTTCTAATTCATTAAGCTCATCTAACTCACCTCTGATAGTGGCAAGATCTTGTGGTAAGTCTCCTTCAAGGCTCACACCTGTAAGATCACCTTTAAATTCTCTAAATTTTCTGATAAGGTAAGCAAGGGCACCACCAAATGCCGCAATTGATCCAAATATTATGTTTCTTTTTGTTGTGTTATTGAATATGACCATACCAGCATTTAGGCCTGCCAGTGCTGTGGTCATTGATATGAATGCTGTGGCTATCTTGTAAGACAATAGTGTGGCGAAAGCACCAGTGACTATGTCTATGTTAGTGACCAAGAAAGCGATGGCATTAGCAGTGCCTCTTATTGCGGCACCCAAAGCATCACCTATGGCTCTCGCAGTTTCCCTGCTATTCATAGCAAAATCTTTTATTCTTTTGGCCACATCTGTCAGTGCTCCAGCGAAACCACCTTCACCTATGGCTACAGCCACTTCAGCAAGGGCATCTCTCATATTTGATATGGCACCCGTTAATGTAGCTGATCTGGCCGCTATAGCACCAGCAAAATCCACTTCTCCAACTTGTGTCAAGAAACCTACTATGCTCTGTGAGTCATTGTCAATCTGTTGTGTTATACCTCTAAATGATACTCTTAATTTGTCACCTTCAGTCCTTACCTTGATACCCAGTTGTTTAAGCATTTCAAATTCACCTGTTGTGGCATTGAATACTGCTCTCGCAACATCATCTAATCTTTTGCCCATACCAGCCGCAATATTACCAATCTGCTCCATCATCTTCTCTGTTGGCTGTAAGCCAGCATTTCTAAGTGTGATGAATGCTGTTGATACTTCGTCTAACTGAAAGGTCGTTTTGGCCGTGAATTTACGGAGCATTTCAAAGCTCTTGGCCGCCTGCTCTGTTGATCCTTCAACCGTTACCAATGTGGCTTTTAGGTCTTCAAAGGTCCTAATGGTATTGACTACACTTCTAACAACCGCAAAACCTCCAAGTGCCGCACCCACTTTCAAGAGTGTGCTCTGTAAGCCACCCATTGTGGTATTCAATCTTTTACCAGATTGATTTAATCTTTGGACACTTTTTTGGGCAGAGTTAAAGGCACCTTTGGTGTTATCTCTTGCGGTTATATCTATTTGTAGTCGCTCTGTCATTGGCCTTCTTCTCTCTATCGTTTTTTATCTTAAGAAATGCAAACCATCCCTTAAATTCTAACTGGGACATTTCTAATACTGACTCTACACTTGTTTTGAGATAATCAGCAAGGGAGTATATGCTATACATATCTCCGTCCCCTATTAGTTTTTTTCAATCTCCTCTAATGACATATCACTGGCCGTGTTTAATGCAGTAGCGATTCTTATTATTATTTGAGGATCTACTTCATTCAAGAGTGCTGACCTGTCACCAATTGAAAACAATCTCTCGCCATCTTTGTCCAATGCCTTCAAGATTATGGTTTCAACCAATGCTTCATCACTCTTACCCTGCTGTGTGAGAGCCATTATCTTTGATTCAGTTTTCATTGAAGCGATAGATCTGTAGTAAATATCTACTCCCCATTCTTCAATGTGTAGTTTGTGTAACTTCCCGCTTAATTTGTCTTTGAAGTGAGCGGTCGCTTTCTTCATTACCGTGTTAGTCATCGTGCTAATCTCCTTGTATTAAAATACCCCTTCACTCTACGGGCAGTTGGTTTCAAGATCCCTGAAGGTGCTTGTTTGGATCTTCCCTTGTTTAACTGCTCAATGTAAGGCACATCATTTGATATGATTAACCCTCTATCGTCAGTGGTCCAAGACTTTCTTGCCCTGCCAGATCTTATTGGAGTCTCCTCCTTTACGATCTGTAATGCTCGCTTACTAATATCACGGACGATCTGATCAACAGCCCGCTGAAGACCAGATAGATCCGCTTTACCTTTAATACGAGCCTGTATCATTTGTTATGCGATTTGAGCAAATGTCAAATCACCTGTGCCTTGTGCCGCGAAGCTGGCTTCAACAACACCATCTACTGAAGATGATATTGAGAAAGATGTAATGATACAACTACCTGAGATTTTAGTATTGTTTGAAGATGCCGCATCGCCTGAAGGGTAAGCTTCAAATGTTGCGATAGATTCTTCACCTGTCTTAGATACTAATTCGTCAAGTTTTTCTTGGACCGTGTTAGTGCCGTCAAAATATACATCACCAGAGATTGTGAATGTGTGTAATCCTGGTTTGTATTCTCTTGCTCCACCTGAGCCCATATTTGTTATTTCAACCGTGTCTTGTGTTTGCTCAATACTGAATGATCTTAGGTTACCAATTGCAGTTAATGATAAACTATCATCTGTGTCAGCAAGTTTAAGAGCACCGTCAAAGCCTGTAAATGTAGCCATTGTAGTTTTCTCCTTTAATTGTCATCTGAAGAATCTGATTCTTCAGTGTTTTCTATGGTTTTGCCTAAGTCAATATTGATTGGCTCACCATCATTGAATGGTGAATCAACCTCTATTTCTTCTGTTTCAACCTTGACTTTGGCTTTACGAGGTTTCGCAGAAGCAGTTGGCTCAGATCCAGAAGGAGTCCAGCTCCAACCTTCTTCAGAGACCAATTTTTTCGCTTGAGTCAGACTACAAGCAAAATCTTTTCCGTCTTTATAAACTATTCTAAGTCCCATTATACGACTCCTTTAGTGTATTTATATAATACCTTAAATGTTATATCAACCTGACCTATTGGATAAGTTGTGCCGTCATCCACTGCCACGGTGGTCACATAACTATTAAAGGCTTTTGAATTTCGTGTGCGATCTTCTTCTAACTTCTCGCATATGGCTTCCGTGATGGCATTTCTTTGTGTGTCTATGTTGTTGTTTATGGTTGTGGCTGAGCTTGATGCCCTCACATAAGCGGTGATGGTATAGTCTATTTCTCCAAACCTTAGGTCTCGCATAGTCTCATCACTACGGCTTTCCGTCGTAGTCCGCACCATAATACAGGGGTATTGCTCTATTGAAATATCTGTTGTGTTTATTGGGTTTCTTGACACCAACTTCACTTCAGGCACCGTGATGCCTTGTAGATCTGTGACTATGTCTATGGCTATATCTTCTCTCAAGCTCATAGAATTACCTCACTAATCTACCAAAGTGCTCTGGTTGTTTCTCTGAATCTTCTACCGTGCCGTCATTGTCAAAATCGTATTCAACACCATCCTGTAAGATAAGATCAAATTCTTCTCTGAATTTGCTTCTATAAAAGTCAATCATCATTCTGAAACGATCTGGCTCAGCACCGTGTTGTGTCAATCTTGGTAATATGTAGTAAGCCAAGCAGTGAAACACTGCCGCTCTCTTGAATTGTGAGGCTTCAATTTTTGTGGTGTCCATCTCAAGATTGGTTGTGGCAAACAGGTTTCTTGATGAATAACTCCTGCTGACCTTGGCCCACCATTCAATTCTCAATAATCTGTTTATGTCGTCAGTGGTCTTGGTGTGAAGATCACTAAAATCTATAATGCCAAACTCTTTGATGGTTGGCTCATATTCTAATAAATCTGTGTCTGTAGCATAGTTGCTCATTGGGTGCCTCCTGGTTTAGCATTTGGGCGGATCCAGTCTCCCATCACCGCCCAAATTCTATTATGAATCTAAATCAAACTTGGATTAGTCTGAGTCTGATCCAATTAATTTAACACCGTGAGCATTTTGAAGAATTGCTTCTCCTTTTACCATACTCATCATAACATCAGTAGCTCTTTTTGCCACTTGATACTGTGTTTGCATATTGATTGTGCCTCTTTGAGCATAACCAATAGCCGTTGGTGCGAAGATGGCACCCACAGCATTAAGCTCTGTGTCTGTGTTAGTGTCTAAATCTCTTTTTACTAAAGATGATTCGTATACTGCACAACCAGCCAATGAGCCAATGTAGTATTGTCTTAGTGTTGAGTTACCAATTTCACTTGAAGTTAAGTTGGCACCACCTGCTGTAGCTAATGCTTTCTTAAGTTGTAGAGCTTGTCTTGGTGATACAACAGCCGCTAATGGGCCTACCACTTTTGCTTCTCTAAGAGTTGATACTGCTTCAAAGAAGTTGTCAACTGTGATAGCTGAGTCTTCTGTGCCTACAGATGCTGAGAATGAATTGAATAATGCGAAAACATCAGTGTCAATTTTTTCTGCGATAGCCGCACCTGCATTGAAGCCTAAGTCAGCCATTACATCTCTTTCAGATGAATCTCTTAGCATATCTGTCACATCAAAGTATGTGCCAATTTCTGCTAATGTAATGTCAACTGAAGTTGTGTTTGTGTCAGCGGCTGAAGGAGCTGTGCCTTCTGTTAAATCACCTGCTGATACTGAAGCCCAAATTGGCACTTGCATCACTTTGCCTGCACCAGCTGGGTAGTTGAATTGTGATACTAACTGTCTTGAGACACTGTTTTCGTATGCGGCGAATTGAGCATCTGCAAGGAGTTTGGTAAACAATTCTGAGTTAATTGTAGTATTATTAGCCATTTTGTTTCTCCTTTATGGTCTATGTTTAATAAGCGGATCTGCTTTTGGCCAGATAGTCTTGATAAATCTTTCTATCTGAAGCCTTGCTCATATCCAATTTAGTTATATCAAACTTTTCACCGCCACCAGCACCACCAACTTTTGATTCTGAGCCTGATCCTGTTGGACCTGCGGCTACGAAATGTTGGTTAGCCGTTAAAAATTCTTTAACCAAACCGTCAATGCCAAAATGTGTGCCATCTTCTGCATATCTGGTCTGACCTGATTTGG